AGAAAAAGATGGTGTTTATGATTTATGGATGTTTAAAGGCACCAACATTTTATTCAGGCAAAAGAAAGGTGCCAAATTTGGAACCATTGGAATTGACTTGAATGGTTGTTTCTTTTTTGCAATCAGCAAGAAACTTTTTTTTAAATACGAATTAAAACAAATAATTGATTCTTTATGATGGAAGGTGTTTATGACTTGTTTAAGGACAAGGAAGAAAAAGGAAGTGCAACCATTAAAAGGTTCACCATTAATGACAAAGATGCAAGATTCCACAACATCAGTTGCATGATGAATGATGGTGGTGCAATTGATTTTGTAAAAGCAGGCAATTATGTCAAACTGATAATTGACCGTGAAATTTTCATGTCAGATACACCAATGGAAAGAAGGTCAAATATTCAGTTTGTTTCAAATGCAAATGGCAGGGTCTTCATTGCTGGTTTAGGCATTGGATTGATTGTCCACAACATCCTGAAGAAAAAGGAAGTGACTGAAGTGGTGGTCATTGAAAGCAATCAGGATGTCATTGATTTGGTTGGTCCTAAATTCAGCCATGACAGCAGGGTGAAGATTGTCCATGGTGATGTGTTGGAATTTATGCCGGTCAAAGGTGACTTGTATGATACAGTTTATTTTGACATATGGTGTGACATCAGTGACAGGAACTATCCACAAATGAAACTGCTTCATAAAAGGTGGAAGTATAATTTAAACAGGCAGAATCCAAATGCCTTCATTGATTCATGGTCAAAGGACAGGGTGAAAAAAATGGCAAGGCAGGACAAATATGAAAGCTTCAATTCAATAATTGAACGATTGTCCAAAAAAATATCTTGATGAAATGTCCAAGGCAGGCAGCAATGCCTGCTTTTTTCTTTTTCAATTGTCCAAAAATATTTGGTAGTATCAATAAATCACTTATTTTTGGTCTTTCTTTAAAACCAATAAAACAGACAGTCATGCATTCCTTACCGGTTAAAAGTCAGAAAAAGTTTGAAGCAGCAGTTGAAGCACTTGCACCATTTGCAGGTTCAATTGACCCTTATGTGAAAAAATATCATACATATTATTCAGGATGGTGCAAGTCACTTGCAGCAGGTGGATTCAAGACCAAATTTTCTGCAACACTTCATGCACAAAATGACCCGAAAGAAATTGTTGAAACTGTATGCAGACTTGCATTCTTTAACAGCATTCAGAATAATTGGATGGCACCTTATCTAACAACAGGTTTATACAGTATTGATTTGCAAAACATGCTGCTGACATTGGTCAAGGTGATTGACCCTGCAAAACAATATATTATCAAGACCATTCCTTCATCATGGGAAAGGGTTGATGCAAAGCACAATATTTTGAAAGTCATCCTGAATCAAGAAGACTATTATTCAAAATTCATTTAATAACCAAACCAATAAAATCAAATCATCATGGAAAAAGGGAATATCATAAAACGGAAAATGAAATGTCATGATGGTAAAGTCAGAACAGTTGATTGCATGTTAATTTCAATCTTTAAAACCCAATCAAGACAGATGAACCCTGATACATTGCAACCTGTTGGTGATTGGGAAGATTGCTTTTCATGTGTTGTTAAATGGACTGACACAAACGGTATATTGAGAACAGATAATATAACATTAAAATAAAATCAAAAATCATGACAAGCAATCAAATGAAAAAAGGTCTTAATGCTGAAATCAAATCAGCAGGCTTTTCCAACACAATCAAGGAAGTATCTGAAGTAGGTGTCAACACCTGCCTGAACTTCAATTTTCATGCCAGTTCTGAATTGAAACAATGGCTGAATAAAAGGTTCATCCATGGCATTTATCACATTGATACAATGCAATCCTTTGTTGTCATCAAAACACCAAATCAAAAATAAAAAAACCGGCAGGCTGAAATGCCTGCCATTTTCATCAAACCAATAAAATCAAATTACAATGCAACTTCAAAATTTTGGCAATGCAAAAATCAAATTAATCAATCATTGTTTTAAACAAGGTATGACAACAGAACAAACTGATGATGTTGTTGAATTAGCTTTCAGGATGGCATCTGCCTTGGTTGCAGATACAACTTCAAGACTTGGAAAAGAACTTGAAAATATTGACAGTTATATTGGTGCCTACCAATGGGAATTGTCAACTGAAAAATCAAAATCTTAAACCATGGAAAAAAAATATCTTCATTGCACTGTCATCAATAATGGTGGCACCATGTTCACCAATCCTTTAAAATTAAGTGAAGCACATTATATCAGTCAACTTGCACAAGAAAATAAACAAGTTCTTGTTAAGCTGATGATTTGCAGTGCAGCACAATACAAATCAATTTTTGGATAATTAAAATCAATCAATCATGGACATTCAAGGACATTTAATCAAGGACAGTGAAATCATTGGCATTGGACCATTGATGAACATTCAATCAGAAAGTCAAATTGGCAAAATCTACAATTCAAGAAAATTGTTTTATGACATCCACCTGAAGGAAAGGTCAATCAGTATTGAAAGCAATTATCTGAATATTGGTTATGATAAAGCAAGCACTGAAGAAGAACAGGCAAGGGAAAAATGGTATGAATTTATAAAAGATTATAGTGGTGTGAAGAAGGTCATTGAAGGATTAATCAACCCAATCAAAAATGATTTGAATAAAATATTGAATGAACAAAAAAACCAAACACATGAAAAGTAAATTTGAATTTAAAACTGAAAATGATTGGAATGAATATTTGGTGCAGTATTATGCAGGACTTGCCATGGCTGCAATGCTGTCCAATCCAAGAACAATTGAACTGATGGAAATGCAAACGGCACCTGCTGACAAGACAAGGCAGGTTGCAAATCAGGCTGTTCTTTATGCAGCAAATTTGGCTTATGTTATTGATAAGTTTCACATAAAAGATGAAGCAGCATGAAACCAACCAACATTGCCACCAAGGAAGGCATTTATAAGCTTATTGATGAAGTCCAATCCTTTTTGGAAGCACATTATGCTTCAGACAATATAACAGCCTGTTTGGACCGTTTAAGAAGCTTGGAAGGATATCTTGCAACAACCGGCAAGGCACTTGCTGATGCCAAATATCTTTTAAGGGAAATGACTGAAGCTTCAATCTCAACAATTAAAACCCTGCATCCTGAACTGTCACCTTCAATACTTTCAAAACTTATTGAAAGTTTGTGCCGTGAAAATGCCTACATGGTGGACAGGTTGGACCGGCAAAATTCCGGTTGTGTTCATCAGATTGATGCAACAAGGACCACAATATCAACCCTTAAGGAAGAAATGAAAATAAGTTCTTATTTTGAAGGAAAAGGACCATAAATTGCCATCCCTTTTCAATTTTAGTTGCCATGCAGGAAGCTTATCAATTAACAGATAATTCACCACCTTTCCGGCAGATATTAAAAATCCCTTTCAGTAAAAACTGAAAGGGATAATTTTTTTAAAACCAATAAGGAAAAATCAATTTTCAAACAACAGTTGTTTAATAACAGATTGAATGACTGAAGACCCTGCCTTTTAAACTGATTGAAACAACTATTATTCAAATTCAAAAATAAAGATATGTCAAAAAGATTTATTGACACTAATCTGAAAAAAGAAGATTGGTATTTGGCAATGCCTGCTTCATATAAGCTTTTTTGGACTGAACTATTCACTGAATGCAATCATGCAGGAATTTACAGGGTAAACACTTTACAGTTCAACAGGCTGAATCGTTTAAAGGTTATTGCTGACAAGGCATTGACCTTTTTTAATGCCGGAAAAGAAAGGATTCAAGTCATCAGAAAAGGTTTGTGGTACATCAAAGGTTTTGTCAGGTTTCAATATGGAAATGTAAGCAAATCAACCAACCGGTTTTTCAGTTCTATTCAAGACATTCACAATCAATATGATATAAACATGCCCCCAATTTGGGGTGCAAATACAAATACTACATTATATACTAATTCAGTATTTAATACAGTAAAGACAGAAATACAAGAAGTTGAAGATTTAAGAAAGGAAGCTGAAGCATTAAGAAAGGAAATTGAAGCTTTAAAAAAGCAACAACCTGAACCATTAAAAACTGAAGAAAATGATTCAGAAAAAAAATCACTGGACAATTCAAAAATTGAAAAAATTGCGCCAAAAGTTTTTTTGGAATCCAATCTACTTCCCGCCAATCAAGGAAAAGAAGAAAAAGCTTTCTGCCTGAACAGTGCAGGACCGGCATATGAACCTGAACAACAACCACCCAACCCTGAACCATTACCGGCACCACCTGCCAAAAGAATCAGCCAATTTCCAACCATGGACCAATTCACCCTGCCATTGAACAGGATGACCGGCAGGTTGGCACAAGAAATCTACAAAAGGACAAAAGGGAAGTTCCTGACAAGGGAAGAAATCTTGAACTATTTTGAATTGTTTAAGCTTCAGAACCTTAACGGCAAAAAGTTTTATGAAAAACCTGATGATGTCTTCACACATTTCACCAATTGGATAAAATTTCAAAAGTATGTTCCTGTTGAACAGGAAAGGGTTTCAGTGTCTTATGCTGAAGCCAAGGCAGGTCAGGAAAAATATCAAGCAGAATGCAGCAGGATTGCCAAGGCACATATGGAACAAGCAGAAGCAGAAAGACCATTCAGGGAAGCAGAACAAAAAAGACAGGAAGCAGAAGCCTTGATTGAAGAAAACCGGAAAAAGGCTGAAAGACGCAAATTTGAAGATGAAAGGTCAAATTTTTTCATGAATCTGTTTAAAAGAAAAGAAATGGCTGCTGCATGAATTTCTGCATGACTTCCTGCCTTTATCCTTGCAAGGAATGAAGGTTTGTATTATCTTGAATGAAAATGGCTTAAAACGGCTAAAAATGCCTTTTAATACAGAACAGATTTTTAAACCAATAAAATATTTCAATCATGGACTTCCAAAAAGGTAGGCATTATGATTATGCCTTGGAAATGGCAATCATTGGGGCATGTATGCTTGAAAGTGATGCTGTTGACAAAATTTATGGTCTTATCCAATCAAAACACTTTTATGATGAAAAAAATCAATTCCTGCTGAAAAGGATTTTCATGATGAAAACAAATCATCAGGCAATTGACCTTTTGACGGTCACATTTGGTGCAGGTGTAAACATGAAGGAATGGAACAAAATTTCACCAACCATTAATCTTCCTGCATATGCTTCACTGACAATGAATGCTGTTGTCAGCACTGCACACATGCAGGAACATTGCAGGCAGTTGCACCAACTTTTTGTGAATAGGAAAGCACTTGAAATCCAAATGAATGTCGGCAAAAATCCTGATGGTGTGGAAGCCATGTATCTTTTAAAAAAAGAAATTGATGAACTTTTTGTTGATGTTACCTTGGATGATTTTGATGAAGGTGATGATGGAATAGTTCAGGATTTGTTTCCACATATTGATGAAAGGAAAGACAAACCAATGATTGGTCTTCCAACAGGGTTTGCAAGAATCACTGAAGCAATTGGTGGACTTCAAAACGGTCACCTGATTGTCGTTGGTGCAAGACCATCTGTTGGAAAAACTGCATTTGCTGAAACAATTGCACTTGCTGCATCAAAATTTGTTCCTGTTGGAATCAACCTGCTTGAAATGCCAAAAAAAGAATATTTGGCAAGACTGCTTGCACAAAAAACAGATTTTACTTTTAAACAAATCTGGGAAAATAAAATGACTGATGATGAATACAAGACATTTATGCAGCAGGCATATTTGGGTGGAAAAATTTATATTAATAGCAATATTTATATAACCATGACCGGCATTGAATCAGGTGCAATGAGATTAAAAGAAAAATACAACCTTGGATTGCTTATCATTGATTATTTGCAACTGATAACAAGTGAAATAAAAGGCAAGGAAGAAAACCGTGAAAGGGAAGTGTCAAAAATATCAAGAAGGTGCAAACAACTTGCAATGGATTTGGACATACCGGTTGTGTTATTGGCACAACTGAATCGTGCAAGTGAATTGACAGGTGATAAAAAACCAAGGCTGCATAATTTAAGGGAATCAGGTGCAATTGAACAGGATGCAGATGATGTCATCTTGCTTCACCGTGACCGTGAAAAAGAAAAAATATTAATTAGGTCTGGGCAAACAAAAGACCTTCCTGCATTTGCCATGGTTGAAAAAGCAAGGAATGGTCATTGCAATGATTATGATTTGCTGTTCAATGGACCAAAAATGCTTTTCACTGAACCACCTGAAGACATAAGACAACCGGCACAATTGACCATTGTTGGTCTGCCAAAAATTGAACTGCCTGCTTCAAAAAATTGGTATGAAAAGGATGATGATGACAATGGTTTTGATGATGGCTTTAATGAAGAACAATTGTTTTAAAATAAATGTCCAAAAGTTTTTGGCAGTTCAAATAATAGTCTTCAATATTGTCAGACTTTTTAAAACCAAATAAAATCAAAAAACAATGGCAAGTGAAGAACGTTTTAAGGAAATGCAGAATATTTTTCAAGCAATGGCAAAGGCTGCAAATGTTTCCATGATGTGCATTTTCATTGACATCAAGGAAAAAGACCTTGATGAAAGACAGGCTGTCAATGTGAAAGGAAAGATGGTCAATGGTGTTGGTGCAACCTTGCAGGTGCATGGTTCATCAATCAGGGTCATGCAGGAAGGTTCCATCCCGTTAAGAATCTGCACCATCCAATCCATGATGAACAGGATGAAGGATGAACAGGCAAGGCTGCTGAAGTTATGGCAGGATGTTGAACAGGATTTTGAAGTGACTGCCATCACCAAGAATGATTGATTTTTAAACAAGGGTTGTTTAAAAGGTTGCATCAGCAGCCTTTTTTTGTGTCAGGTATATAAAATGAAATTTTGTTTCAAAAGAAATATTTTAAAAAAGTTTACAAATTCAAAACAATTCCTGATATTTGTGTTTTAAAATTAAAAATCACCATTTATGAAGCTTTCAATTTATCGTGCAGACTACAAAAATCCAAATGACCTTGGTCTTCCTTGCCTGCCAACCCTGAACAAAGTGTCTGATATTACTGATATCAATGAAATTGATGCCATCAGTGCTGAATTTGATGACATGGATGAAGCAAAGTGGTTTGTTTCACATTTTCCAAAATATCTGAAATTAAGGATTGGCACTGTTTCAGGTTCAAGGGATGGTGTATGGTACACAAGACCAATTGTATCAAAATCCTTCAACACTTTTTGGATGAACGGCACAACCAAGGAAGTGAATGAAACAGCAGTGAAAAACAGGAACAAAATGATTGAAATTCTTGACAACTTATCATAAAAACAGGGTGTCGGTCATCAACAACCGGCACCACAAAACCAACCAAAAATGAGAATCAACACAACCGGCAGACCTTGCAGCATTAAGACCGTTAAGGAATTAGAACAGGACCGGCAGGCAAAAATTGAAGCATTGACTGCTGACATCAAATACTGCAATGAAAAGATAAGTGATGCAGCCTTCATCAATGCAGCAACACCTGAAAACCTGAAAGCACTGCTTCAATTCAGGCTGATGCAGTTGACCGAAAAACAAGCTTTAATCAACCAATAATAAACAACTTCAATTTAATACCATGGAAAATCAATCAAATCAGTCAGAAGTTAAGACAGCATTTATTGCCTATTTAGAAAAAAAGATTGCTGCATCTGAAGCAAGAAGAAGCAGTCTTGAAGCAGATGCAGATGACCCTGAAATTTGGCAAGAATCAGGATATTATCTTCAACAGCAAATCCATGCTGAAGCAGAATATTGTGATGTGCTTTATAAAAAGCTTCACAGATTGCAGGAAACATCCAACCAATAAAAAAACAAGGCTGCTGAAAATGCAGCCTTTATTTTTGAAAAAAGTTTTGAAATTGTAAACATTGTCATAATTTAAACACCTGAAATGAAAAAGAAGAAAATTGAAAATAGGGGTGGTGCAGGCAGGAACCAAGGCAGGCACACCAAATATGATGAAGAAACAGTCATCTTTTCTTGTCGTGTTCCTGCTTCCAAGAAGGCTGAATTGGCAGCATTGGTTGCTGCTGAACTGAAAGGTTGGATGAAGGCTGAAACAATCATAAATCAATAACCATGATGCAGGAAGTCATTGATGAAACAACTGAAGTTGAAGTTGGCAAATATTACCTTGTCAGGTGTGCAAAGATGAAATATGGTGGCACTGACAATGATGCCGGTTTTGTTCCTGTTTATGGACATTCACACAAGGACATGCAGTTTGGATTGAATGTCATGCATTATCATGTGGATGGAAGGTTCATGCCGGTTAATAATGGTTGGTTGGTTGATGAAAATGGAAGGACCAATTTGATTTTGATGGAAGGCAAAGACCAAAAAGCAAATTTGAATTATGTGGATGAAATTGTCATCAAAAGAAGGAAATGCAGACGGTTGACAACCGGCATAAATCCACCATCTTTCACCAAGGAAAATCATAAATATATCATTTGGTATAACAGCATGATTGGAAAGTCCTGCAAAGGCAGGAAATGTCCACATTATGGAACTTTGATGAAGATGGTTGATGGTGTCCTTGAATGTCCTTTGCATGGTCTTAAAGGTCATCCAATTGAAGAAAAAATCATTCCATTAAATTTCAACATTAAAGGCATAAAATGAAACATTATCTGAAGCAGGACATTTATTGTCCAAACTGTAAAACAAGGATTAATGGTGCAATGAACATTGGCAAGGAAGATGAACCACCTGAAAATGGTGATGTGACTTTCTGCATTCACTGTTATTCATTTTTGACTTATGTTGGCAGTGAAGGAAATTTTATCATGTCAGCATTAAATGAAGATGATATTTTGAAACTAAAAGAAGATGAACCTGAAGTCTTTCATCAATTGATGGATGCATTTTTTGATTTTGTTGGAATAAAAATTGATTCACCATGGACTTCAAAAATTTCACCAAACTGAAGAAGCTTTATGCATATGCAGTTGAACATGATAAAAAAGAAATCAGGTTCCAAGGTCAAACCATCCTGACTGTTTATGCAAAATATTTGATTGAATATCTGACACCAAAATTCAAAAATCATCATTGAGAAGATTTAAAATTGATACTGATTATTTAAACAGGATGAAGGAAAAAGGATTCATCAAGGGTTTCTTCATTAATCCTGATAAGCACAAAAAGTTGGTGCCATATAATAAATTCAGAAACATTAAAGTTGTCATTGATGGAAAAAGGTTTGCATCAAAAAAAGAAGCAAGAAGGTATGTTGAATTAAGAATGAAACAAACAATTGGTGAAATATCTGAACTTGAATGTCAGGTCAAATATGTCCTGATTGAAAAAAGTGCCACTGAAAAACAATGTGCATATTTTGCTGACTTCAGATACAGGAACAGGAATGATGAAGTGATTGTTGAAGATACAAAAGGGAAGAAGACAGACCTTTATATCATGAAAAGGAAACTGATGCTTGAAAAGTTTGGAATAAAAATAAATGAATTATGAAAACTGAAGAAGAAGCAAGTCAGGAAGCTTGCAGACTTTTAAGGGAACATTTTATTGGCATGGACCATCCAAACATAAATACATATGATGATGATTATGTCATCAGGAATTATCCTTTTGAATGGTCATTGTTTATGGATGGATGGAAATTTCAAAATAAATGAATTATGAATCAGAAATTGGAAAGGGAACAGGCAGAAATTTTATTCACTGAAAATCAGTTGAAATATTTCTTCAGCAGGGTTGTCAATTATATCAATAACTATATTATTGAAAATGGAACTGATGAAAAATTAATCATTGGAACCATTGGATTTGATAAGGTGCCAATGACAAATGGAAAGGAAACAAGTGTCATTTTGTGCTTTCAGGCTGAAATATTTCCAAATGATTATGTTGATGCAAGCATTTATGAATTTATCATTTTTGATGAATTTTCTGATGATGTCCTTGATGCCTATAATGAAGTTGTTTCACTGATTAAAGAAAATAAAAAATCATGAATAACTTTTTCTGCATGTTAGGTCTTCATGATTGGTATTATGGATATTTTAATGCCAAGGAAAAAAGGTATGAAAGGCACTGCATTCATTGTGACAAAAAACAATATGTGAAAGGTGATGAACAAAAAAGTAAATGGACAACATTCAAATAAAAATTCCACTGCAATCATATGGATTGGGTGACATCATTTTCTGCATGTCAATTATTAATAAATGGATTAATGATGGCTGTCATGTCATTTGGGGTGTTGAACCTGTTTATCTGCCAATTGCCAAACATTTTCCATGGATTATCTTCATTGACAAGAATTTATTAAATATTGATTATAACATCAAGGAAACAGTGACAACCGGAAATGCAAAAATTATTCCTTTAAGGTGGAGCAATGACATTCAAAAAGTTTCATATGATTTTGTGATGTCTTCAAAATATGACATGATGGATTTAAATTGGAAGGAATGGAAAAAAGGTTTTTCATGCAACAGGGATTATGAATCAGAACATAAATTGTATTTTGATGTGTTGGGTTTACAATTAAATGAAAAATATAATCTGATAAGTGAACATTACCAGACAGCAGGAAAAATCCATTCACCATTGCATGTTGATAATGGTTTGAAAAATGTTCAAATGAAATTTATAAATGGTTTTACCATGTTTGATTGGCTGACGGTTATGCAGAATGCCACCACTATTCATGCAGTTGCATCAAGTAATATTTATTTATTTGAATTGTATGAAATGGATGCAAAAGAAATTCATCTTTATCCAAGAAAACCTGAAGAAAACAATCATGACCATTATAAATATTTACTTACTAAAAAATATCAGTATCATGACTAACAAACAATTGTTATATAATAAACTTCATGCATTAAGACTTGAAGTGGATGGTTCAATTGTTGATGATATCACTGCAACAGTTGATGCAGTCTTTGCAGAACATGAACAAGATGTCAAAGATGCATTCAATGCAGGCAAGGAAAAGGAAGGAAGGCAAACATTGAAAGGATTTAATGGTGATAAAGGTTTTATTGTTTTTCCTGATAAATACAAAACATTTGAAGATTATAAAAACCAAAAAAATAAATAATGGAAAACATGTTGCCACCAAAAGAAGTATTTTTTAAAGTATTTGTGTTTGCAAAAAAAGGTTCATCTGAAAAAGTAGTTTTATCAGTGCCAATGACAGAAGATAAAGCTGATGCAATTGAAAGATTAAGAACATGCACAATGGAACTTGGACGTGATTTAGGTGGTGAATGGCATCAGGTTGATTTTTTGATTTTTGGTGAATTTATCAGGTTCAATGATAAGGTGATTTTTAATGGCAAAAGGAAAGATTATAAAAGAAACCATGATATTATTCAAATGATAAAAAGTTTCAGACAATTCTTAAATAGTAGATTATCATAAAACCAATAAAAACAAAAAAAATGAAAGTACCTGAAAGGTTTAGAGTAAAGAAAGGAATTTTTGCAAGTGACCGGTCATTTGACAACAATGGTTGCTTCCTGATTCCACACCAGAAGATTGATGGATATTCATACTGGGTGCAGGCATCAGATGGAAGTCCTGAAGTTCCATGGCAACATGTATCTGTTTCATTAAGGACTGCAAAAAAGTTGGTTCACAGGTGTCCAACATGGGAAGACATGTGCTGGATAAAAAATCAATTCTGGGAACCTGAAGAAGCAGTGTTTCAAATTCATCCACCTGCTTCACAGAATGTTTCATTGGCTGACTTTTGCCTTCATTTGTGGAAGCCTTTGTCATTTGTCTTTATGTTGCCACCATCAATTGCAGTTGGTCCTGAATCGGCTATAAAGGCACCTTTATGATGCAAGCAAAAATGAAACCTGATGACATCATAAAGGATTCAGAAATCATTGGAACAGTTAAGTTATGTTTGTGTGACAAGTTGCTTGAATCTGAAAAGTTTGAAAGCAGGACAGAAAGGCAAATCATCATGCTTCAATGGAAAGACAAATACCATCTGAATCAGGACCGTGACAACAGTGCATTTTATTTTGTTGTTGAATTATATTAAAGTTATGGAACAACTGACACAAGAAATCTTGATTAAATATGGATTTAAAGAATATCAATCTATTATTCATACAAGATTCAGGATTGATTATGGTGCATTTTATTTTGAATTGATGAAAATGAATGAAGGTGGTTGGCATATTAAAATATCAAACCATCCATTTGAAGAAAACCAGCCTGAAGTTGGACTTGGAATCATAAAATACTGCTATCAATTAGCCAATATTTATCATGCAATAACAGGGAATAATTTAAAAACCAATTAAACAAATCAAAATGAGCAAAAAAGAAAAAATGGAAAATCAGACCAAACAGGAAGAAAGCAATGAAAAAAAAGTATTTAAAAACGTTACAGGTGAAGACATGCCTGATTATCCTGAAGTGCAGGAAGCTTCCAAAAAACTTCATGCCTTTGTCAATGACCTTAAAAAGCAGATTAAAGATGCAGGTTATGTTGGTGTTGTGATGATTGGTAATGCAGCAAAAATCAGTATTGAAAAACTGCCTGAAAAAGAAAAAATCAAATGCCTGCTTCAAGTGGTGACCGGCAAAACAATGATTGCACCTTTCACCATGTTTTATGAAACTGAAGACAGTCCAATGGAACTGAATCATGATGCAGGAAGGTTTGAAGCCAATGCTTCAATCCACATGGTACGGTCATTTATTGAATCCATGGAAGATGAAATGCACCACCACAAGAACCTGCTGATTGGTATGCAGTTGCATAAATTTATGCAGACAATATTGGAAGATGAATAAGGCTAATTGCGTAAACCAAGACCGGCACAACCTGCCGGTTTTTTTTCTGCCTGAAAAAAAGTCAAAATAAATTTGGACGGTAAATCAGGAACAGGTATTTTTGGCAAAACTTTTAAAATTTAAGATTATGACAACATGCACAACTTGTGG